GAGTTAGCTTCAATGTATTCTGAGGAGCTCGAATAATGAATAAAAAACTACCACTCAATATGTATTACCCAAAAGGGTTTAACCATGCTTTAACAGTTGAGGAGCTTTATATGTCATATGTTAATGACTTCTTAACTGTTGATGCATGGAAGCAATACCACTATTTGACCGACACAATGGTTAAATTTATTTTAACTCAATACACACCTATGGAAGGGAATGACTAATGGCAAACTTACACAAACTTGGAACACACAAAACAATGGTTTATCCAATGGATGACTTTATTAATGTTCAATACCATGAAACTATTGTGGTGGCTTTTAATGATCAAGAGATCATTTTAAACAATGGGGGTTGGCAAACTAAAACCACCAAAGATCGAATGAATCAAACTTCTAACCAATTTGGCTTAGGTTATCGAGTCTTCCAAAAAAACTTCGATTGGTTTGTCGAGCATCAAGGAAAAACCATTCCTTATAACAATAATCTAACACTTAGGAGAAAATAATGGACTTTATCAGTTTAAGAATGTATTCAGTAGAGCATTCAAGCGATCAAAAAGGCAAAGTAACCAGAACACTGGTTGCACAAGTCGAACTACCAAATTCCTACATGAGCCTTCAAGAAATCGATGATCTCAAGGAACACTTTCAAGCGATCTTATCACCCATTGTCGGTGATTTAAGTTATTCCATTGAAACTTATACAGATAATTCTTTTATCGCTTGTAATTCTGAGGATATTATCGATGCTTAAATTTTTAGCTATGCTCATTAATATGAGTTTGCTTTTTGGCTTAATTCATTTAATTAATTATTTATTTTTTCACTTTTAGGAGATACTCATGCGAATTAATGGTAAACACATAAGCACTGACAAGTTTTTAAAACATCAACCACAACCGATTTTTTACAAGCCAACATTTTTGCAGCAGTTGAAAAAAAATTTCGGTTTATATGTTCTTAGCTTAATCATCATTTCAATCTTATTTACTATTGCAATCTTAGCTTTTCAGCTATTCTAAAAAAAAAGCCCCTCAGTGATGGGGGGCTCTTTCTCTAATCAATACAAGGAATTGAGGGTATGGAATCCCCTCACCCCTGATTATACCATTACTCTAAGGTCAGCAAATCCAGTTTTTTAATCTCCAAGCCTTCGAGATGCTATTGTTAGGAGGTTATCGATTGCCATCTCTAGATTCTTTTCATAATACATTGGTTTCCTAGACTTCAGGAACCGAGCGAACAAGGCTTTTTTTTGATCTTGTGGAAGACTTTCAATGATCGCATCTATGGTGATCACCTCTTTGAGATCCATTGCCTCGACCATATCCTCGAACACTCCTTCAGTGCTTTCACCTCCACTTTGTAAGAATGGGGACTTCTTTGGATATCCGAGTCCATGATCATCCGATCGCATCCACTTCGACCATGCATCTAACAAGTCCATTAATCGCTCCACATTCATGATATGTCAACCTCCTTAAGCTTCCATCGGTTTTTTTCTTTATACCAACCATGAACCAACAAAGTCCAATTGGCATCCCTTAAATCATTTAGTGTGTCTGACTCCTCGATCTTGCGAATACGAGCATTGAGGTTGGCTTTTGTAGTGGTTTGGATTGCTACAGTCTCACCCTCAAAAACTCCTAACACATCCCAAGCTCCGAAGAGATCTTTTCTTTGCTTAATAAAAAAGTTGAATGACTCGACCACTTGAAGAGTTTTAAAACCTCTTTTTCTCATCTCTTTGAGTGTTAACTGAGTCGGACTTGTTGCCATATTTTTCCTTTTTCTTTTTTGCGAATGTTGTATTTTCCCAAAATGGATTTGATTCTACTTTTTTAATATCTTCTTTTCTTCTACCACTACCCTTGCTCATATAACCTCCTTGACATCAATGATCAATCTATGTGACATCAATGATCAATCTAATTGACATCAACGATCAATCCAATCGATTCTCTGACCGATCCATTTCATAACTGGAACTGCCATACTATTTCCAAGCGATTTATATCTTGGCCCATCAGGACAATTATCTTTTATGTTTGTATATCCATCCGGGAAGCCTTGTAATCTTTCACACTCTGTTGGTGTTAGTCTTCGTACTGCCATCGAGTTAGCTATACCATGAACATCTATTTGATTTAAGGTAAAACATTTTTCTTCATTGACACCATTACCATTCCCGGATTGTGATGTGGTACCACTACCTTGTAATGCATAAGTTTTCATTACACTTGGACCTGTTGATGTACCACCACCTGTTGTTGTTACAGTTGTAGTTTTGTCTCCTGTTACACTGAGGTTATACAGGTCTACTGCAACATATTGACTATCAGCAGTTGTGTCATTGCCAACTCGACTTATCCCTGCAGCACTTGATGTTAAGGTTGGAGCCTTGTCAGCAGAGTAAGCAATCTTTTCAACAATAGCTTTATGGGCTAAACCATCAGAACTGATCCCTTTATAATCTCTTGCACATAATGGATCAATAACATTTTGGTGAAGCATAGGTGTTACTCTTGATGCATTTGGGCCACTTCTTGTAGGGCCTTCAGTAATGTCGGAGGTAATGCTTTCCCCCTTTTTTGTGCTCTTCTCAGAATCCCGTAACAAGCTTTCGGACTCAAATAATACTTTTGCAGTAGGTTTCCAGTCTCCAAAATGTCCGACAACAAACACTCTTCTTCGTCTTTGTGGGACTCCGAAGTTTTGAGCATCAAGCACCCTGTAGCTGAACCCATACCCGAGTTCTGCCACCGCCCCGAGGAAGGAACCAAAATCCCGTCCACCACCTGAACTGAGGACGCCCGGGACGTTTTCCCAAACGAACCACTTGGGTCTAAATTTATTAAGAATTGCACAAAAGGTAAGTGCCAAGTTTCCCCTTGGGTCTTCAAGTCCTTTTCTAAGACCAGCAACTGAGAATGACTGGCATGGTGTTCCTCCGACAACAAGGTCAACTGTTCCATTTAAATTCCAATCTTTAAAGTTAGACATGTCTCCTAGGTTAGGGACATTAGGATAGTGGTGAGACAAGACTTCGCTTGGAAACTTTTCGATCTCTGAAAAACCAAGAGGGTTCCAACCTAAATCATGCCAAGCTACTGTTGCAGCCTCGATGCCACTGCAAACTGATAAGTAATTTATTTTAGAGTTAATATCTCGTTCTCAATTAAGTACTGCATAGTTCTAACATAAGCCTCGTTCCATAATTCTCGTCTTTCTTCTTTCGACAATTTAGGGCCGTTATCCAATTCAGTATGACAATTAAAACACAAAGATGCGACAAGTGCATCACTGTTTTTTAATCCCATGCCTTTTCCTTGATTACGATGGGCAGCACAAATAGTTCCATCCATAGCTCCACACCACATACAAGGTAAATCTCTTAACTTAACTAATAATTTTTTATTTCTATATACCATCTTTGAATTGCATCCCAAAAGTTGTCGATGCCCACATTTCAATTTGTTTTTGATACTCAGTCATATCATCTACAGACAAAGATGTTGTTGATGGTACTTTAAAAATCTTTTCCCCATTAATTTCTTTTTCTTCTCCTAGGAATTTAAATGCTAATAACTCATGCATTTCTAATGGCTCGTATCCTAGTGACTCACCTATGACTGTATACAACTTCCACAACCTTTTATTTTGATCAGTACTTCTTTTAACCTTTCTCTCCCTGATCTCTATAGTGTATAGCTTTTGTGGATTTAACTTTTGCAATACGAGTAACAGGTCCTGATGATTGTTTTTTGTAAGCGTAAAATTTACCATTGATTTTTCTCCACATCGATATTGTACCATCAGGATAACATATGCGAAGGTGAGTAATATCACCGAAGTGTTTTTCTATATCCTGAACAAATTCTTTTACTCCCTTCATGGCTTCTCCCGGTATCTTAATTGTAATTCATTAAACCAAAGATTAAGTTGTGGCTCGGCTGGAAAGTTTCTTTGCTTCTGTACAAGCATGTATGCATCCGGGACAAGCTTCATCTCATCTTTAGTTTTTCCTTTTTCTTTGATCTGAAATTCTTTGGGCCTGTTTCTGTAAATACAAATCACATTGTCAGATAAGTTTCTAATGTGACTAGATCCCATAATCTTTTCAGGATCAGGTTTCATCATCTCATCGACCTTACGAGTGTGTGCCACTAAAAAAATATGAACATTCAGATCTCTAGATAACACTGCTAATTGATCTACAAACTTTTTCTGACTTTCAAAATCATCCTCACTCACATCACTGACCTTCATGAGTGAATCGACAACAAAAATATCTATTCCCTCGACTTCCTTAGCCCAAATAATACAAGAGAAGATGTCTTCAGATTCAGTCACCCCACTTTGATCATAGATGTATAACTTGTTTTTCTTTTCCTCACAAAACTCTTTTACATATTTTTCAGTAGGTTTAGAGTTGCCTGACTGTATAATCATTCGAGATAAAGTAATAGCAGGTCTCATCTCAAAACTTGCAATCAAACACTTAGTCATTTTAGTTAGGTAGAGAATAACTTGATTTAACCACATCGATTTACCATGACCTGATATACCTTGAACAATTGTTAACTCACCAGTACGAATTCTAAACTGATCATCAAGCCTACTGAATGGCATTGCATATCCTGAGTCTTGCTCATGAAATAAATACTCGACAACTTCATCCACATAACTATCTGAACCCTTGACTTTAAAATCAGTTAATCGTTCACCAGTATACTCATCAATCTCACTTTTAGTGACAGTGAGCTGATCTAAAATCTCACCAGCTGTCCTGTCTCTCATGAATGACTCCTATCTTCTTGCAACAATGGATTAATAGAAGCAACTTTAGAATCTCCAGTACCAGCTTCCCATCTTCTTTGGTTTAGGTATGTAGATGGTTTAGGTACAAATCCATCTATCCACTCTTGATCTTCTTTCATAGCTATAACATGATCTACAATCAGTCTTGTTATTTTATACAACTCTTTTGATTTCCATTTTGCTAAACATGCTGCTCGATCTACTTTTCTTTTACTAGAGGGCCATGTTTCCCAAAACTCATCAAATGTCTGTTCTATAGTTTCTCTTATATTATTGGGTATTGGGTCTTGGGTATTGGGTAGTATATCGTTCGTATTACGATCGTATGCATCATCTTTCTTCTTATTCCATCTCTTCATAACACTTTGTCGAGCCTTCTCAGATCTGTCGTAAACCTTTGCCAACTCTGCCTCTGCTCGTTTATTGACATACCCTTTTTTAGTCTCAATAAAGAAAACTGAGAGTAATCTTTCAACAACTTCATTTTTAGATTGAACTTTCATTGCTAATTCTGAAATATTTTTTGTTAATGGTTTTTCTGTGTCGTAATACAACCATAATAATCCAAGATAAACACTTCTGTCCTCATGTGATAAATAATGTGTGCTTTTAATAAAGTCACCAATGTGATGGTAATAAAATTGCATATCGTCCCTTTCATTTTCGTATATGTAATGTTGTAATTTAAGTATTCTTGTTGATGGTAGCTTGTTATCTGCCTTCCATTTGTATAAAGCTTGTCGAGATACAGGTCCTAAAGTCCTTGCCATAAGCCTCATATCACCATTGAATACATCTAAAGCTTCTTTAAATGTTATGTTCATTCTAATTTGCTTCATTTTTACTCCTCTTATATTCCTCGACAGCCTCATCAGCTTCCCTCTGTTGTCTTTCTTCTTCCTCGATCCTTCTCCAACCATCGTCAATATAACGATCTATGTCTTGGAACCAACTATCTCTATCCATTTTCTTCTCCTTTTAGTTAATGAATAGTGATAATTTAATCCGTGAAATATTAATTGTCAACTATTGCTTGTCAAATATTTTCATGATAAAGTTATATTGTCATTTATGAAAGGAGACAATGATGTCTGATAACAACTACGATTTTGAAGCATTAAATAAAATTAATGTCGATAAACATGTTCAAAAAAAAGGTCGATTCAATTATGTGTCTTGGGCAGATATTTGGACTTTGTTTTTAAAGCAAGATAAAGATGCTGTGTTCTGTTACAACGTTCCACAAGAATATAATGAAACAGTTATGGTATCTGTTACTGTACAAGCTTTTGGTAAAACTTTAACCGAGCAACTCCCGGTATTATTAAATAATAGGGCCATAAAAAAACCTGATGCAATGGCAATTAATACTGCACAAAAAAGATGTTTAGCAAAATGTGTTAGTTTATTTGGATTAGGTTTGTATGTATATCGAGGTGAGGACCTGTTCTCACTATCTATTGAGGATCAGATTACTGAGGCTTATGAGGATGGTGGTATGGAGGGACTCAAAAAAGTATTTAACCAAATGACTGCAAGTGAAAGAAAAGAAGCACTTCCATTTATAAATAAGATAAAGAAAGATGAGGAAAAAGATGGAACAGAGAACGGATGAGTGGTTTCAAGCTAGGCTTGGTAAGGTAACTGCAAGTATGCTAGGTGCAGTGACTTCTAAGATTAAAACTGGAGAGTCAGCTACTCGTAAGTCATATAAGATACAATTAATTACCGAAAGACTTACTGGAAAAAAAACTGACACATATATTAATGCCGCAATGCAACATGGAATAGATACTGAGGATGAGGCTAAGATGTCATATATTATGGCTAATGGTGAGGTCGAAGAGGCAGGTTTTGTTGACCACCCTACTATTCTAATGACTGGAGCTAGTCCTGATGGTTATGTGGGTGAGGATGGTTTAATCGAGATCAAATGCCCTCAAGCAAACACACATACTGAAACATTACTGACAGGTAAGTTTAAAAAAAACTACCTATATCAGATGCAATGGCAAATGGCTTGTACGGGTCGCAAATGGTGTGACTTCGTAAGCTACAATGGATCATTCCCGGAACACTTACAAATGTACGTGCAAAGAGTGGAAAGGGATGATAAACTTATAAAAGAGCTAGAGGATGAAGTCACTATGTTCTTGAATGAGGTAGGTGAGTTGATGGAAAAGATGAATGATTCAACTCAAGATAAAATTAAAGATAAGGAGTAATCATGGAAAAAATTTCCTGTGCAATTTACAAAAGTACTAACAAAGGTGATAATCCAAAGGCACCTGATTATACTGGCCCAGCTTCAATTGGTGAGGATAGGAATTGGAGAGTGGCTGGTTGGATCGAAAAAGATAGTAAAGGTGACACTTACATCTCCTGTACTATATCTCCTAAGCTTGAAAACAGTGGTCAGGGTGGTGTAAAAACTCAGCCTCAGGCTGAAAGTGTTGATATGCTAGAAGATGATCCTTTCTAGTCTTTTAGTAGATCAAATGAAGAGAGGGCAGTGATGCCCTCTTTTTTTTACTTGTTACAAACGTACATTGTTACTTCAAAACCGAAACGCATTTCAGTTGCTGATGGTGTTGTCCACATATGCTTCTCCCTTCGTTAAAATTTGTTGGACGGACAATAAACATCATTACCCGTCTAACATACCTACATTATAGTCGACACTGGAATAAGTTTCGTGTTACCATCATTACAAACACCTAAGGATTTTTATGATTACGAGTGGATTTGGTAGTGATGCCTTAAGACAGGAACTTGCAAAGACTCCTGATGGTAGACTACTCGTTTCAGTTTTCGTTCAAGCTGTTCATGATTTATCTAAAAAACCAAGCAATGAAGAAAGAAAAAACTATAATAGAAGAAAAGCATATGTTTGGATTATGAATGATTCATATATGTTAGAGTTATGT